GACCTTCGAGTTGCGAAGCCCACTTATGGTCAGGAATCGACGGTTCTTTAAGTTCTCGATGAGCGGCGTAGAGAGATGAGCCACCTCTTTTATCTGATCGAACTTATGGGCTGGAATTTCAACCTTGAGCCCATGCACTTCTGAGTAATCCAATGTCCTTGTCGGGTGTGGTTTCTGCGCAAGCTGACGATCGTCGCACGCCTTATGGCTACCAGCTGATTGTCCGTAGATTCTGACGGCCAATTCTGGGAGGACAACGTGCTCAGAGACAGCATCAGATGCCTGGATGGCACTGTGCATCGCCACGATATCTGCTGAACTGGCATCGGTTATGGCCTGGTATTCCCGCCATTTCTGATCTGCGCCAGACTCTGCATCGACTCTCCTCCAGCGCTCGATGGCAGAGGGCGCATCAGGGGCGGTCAGAAGGGATGAAGAAAGACGGTGGTGGATTATCGCGGCGGAAGAGTTCCCCCGAATGAATCCGGTGCGGTTTTTAATAATATCCGAGGCCTTAAACATGCGCTCAAGGCGGTAAATGTGATTAAATTCGTCCTGTGGCATACAGACCTCTATTCCCTTCAGGCGCGCCGCACGCTTAAAGAGAAGATAGGCATCATGTGGCACGTGGATTGAGTCGACTCCGAGCGATTGCGTGATACAATCAGAGAATCGGGCGCAGTTTTTGCGCAAAGAGGTATTAAGTGCTGGGCACGCTAGAAGAGCGAGCGCCATAGCACTTCGGTAATGATGATACATGTGGGGGGAATGCCTTCTGTTAGTAATGAAACTACTGTTACTGGTATACGCTGCTTACGTATTGTGATACACTGATAGTATTAATCAGGTATGACATGCTAAGTATACACGATTTTTAGAATTTATCAATCCATCCGGGGTGAATTATGAAGGTTGAAATAGAGGCTCGATATTATGATATTGATGTAGATGTGGTTCGTAGAGCGCTCAGGGGGCGTGTATGGACTCCTCTCAAGAAATATAAGCGCATGGTGTGGGATATTAAAGACAAGCCCGGAGCGTTTTTAAGAGTTCGTGAATGTGCGATGTCTACGGAAATTACAGTAAAGCACATAAGGGATCCCAAGAAAATACGAGGGACGCTCGAAAAAACAATAATCTTTGAAGGGCGCCGCCTCTTGGAGCCTCTAGCATGTATATTCCGCCTATTGGGATACCCCAAAGGCTCCCTCCAGGAGACTAAGCGCGCTGAATGGATAATCTTCTGCCCAGAGGGGAATAGGATATTAATATCCCTTGATTATTGGCCTGGATTGAAGCCATTACTAGAGATAGAAGCAGCTGATGAAGAAGGAATACAATATACAGAGAAGCTATTGAAATTGCCTTCGAGATTCGAAGGGGGTATAGCGGAGCTCTATTCCATGGAATATGGTATCACCAAAGAAGAACTCAATGCGATACCGAGATTAACGGAAGGCGCATTGGCTCGCAGAAAGCAAAATAAATAAAAACCCCGGACGTTAATCCGGGGCCAGTCAAACGCGCACAGTACAGGAGACGTGTAAAGCGTTATTTCTTTTTCTTGCGACGAGCTTCAGAAAGGGCAATCGCAATTGCTTGCTTGGGGTTATCTACCTTAGGGCCCTTTTTAGAGCCACTGTGTAGCTTACCAGATTTAAACTCTTTCATCACCTTTTCAACTTTGGCTTTGCCCTTAGGGGACTTCACCTTAGCCATTTTTTCGTCGCGTTTCACTTCTTTTTTAAAGGGCTTCGTGAATTTTTTCTTCACGACCTTTTTCACGACCTTCTTCATCTTAGGCATAGGAACCTCAGTCGACCACATCGTCGATGTATGGATTTTGATAATACGACACGATTGGCCATTCGTGATGAATAGCCTGGCGTGGACAGTTTGCCATAGCGTTCATATCAGGGCGGATCATCCCGCTGTCAGCATTTTCCTGCCGACGGCGCGGATCGATGCCACCGAAGAAGTCGCTTCGTGGATTCTGCACGCGTGCCAATGCTCTACGGTCATAGGCCTCTGCTTTACGGTTCTGTACCTGGTAGACATACTCGATGTCCTTCAGGCAGGCAGCTTCCTGCTTCAGGGTGCTATTAGCGGGAGCATTTCCTCGTTTAGACTTCATGATCACCTCCTTTTATCGGGACCTCTGAGTTTCCTCAAAGAGGAGCCTGCGATTAATCTTCTTCTGGAGGGCATCTCGCCTATAAGCAATGTTGGGTGGGACCCCCATAATCTTATAGGCGATTTTTTTGCCTCTTCCAGGAATGCGCACCATTCCAGGCATTTTAGTACTTCTTAGGTACGTTGTGCATCGAGCGTTTGCGATTATCGAGATCGTCTATTTGATGATCTACGCCGCGGATGGTGTCATCCAATCCCTCTGGAAGATATGGTCCAGTGTAAGGATAGGCTTTGATCATTACTTCCTGTGGAAGGTTAGCGATTGCGCGATGATCTTCGTGGATCATGCCCGCATCTTCTAACTCCGTGCGACGACGTGGATCCATGCCGCCTGCATACGGTTCTTGGAATCGACGGGAATTCCCTTCGTAGAGGGATTTCTCCATCCCTTTACTTTCGTGGTAACGTTTTGCCATGATGGCTCCTTGGTAGAAACTGCAGCCGAACTGCAAGGTCTTGCCTCTAACTACCTACTCATACTTGGTAGGACGCCACCACTCTGGCAATGTTACAAATGATACGCAATAAAAATCGCACCGGCAAAAACCTCTTTGAGAGGAGAAAATCCGGTGCGACTATGCACCCATAACTTGTTAGCAAACCCTAGTCTATCACAATCGCCGTTACATTCCAGAAACCTCGCCTCATGCCACGAGGACGAACTACGCGGCATGGGACGAGGACCAAAGAGGGAGATGCGCGCCTGCTCAACGCGTATCTCATGAGGGGAGTAAAGTTACTTCTGATGATGCCTGGGCTTGTAGATTACGAGCTCGGCGGGATGGTCTTTGAAATAGATATGAAGGGTAAGGGTGGGGACGGTATCATAAAGACAGAATGGACAGTCACAGTATTCCATGCATCCTGTGCATTCGTCATCGCATTCGACGCAGATCTCATCGATATTGATCTTACGCTCAATCTCTGGGACTGGAGGCTTAACGGGTCCGTTGGTAGCGGTATTAGCCATGATTACCAATAACATCATGCCGAATAAGATATTCATGCTCATACTGCTCCCATAGCTCCTTCTTGGGCCTGTTTCTGTGCTTCCTGGTTCGACATGGCGTTAGAGAGCTCGAGTATCTTCTTGAGCTGGTCTAGATCAAGGTGCTCGATCTCCTTCGCTGCCTTCACCAGGTTCAGTATAGCAGCATCGTGATCTTTTTCAGCAGCTGCTCTTCGTTCGATCGCTAACGCTCTGTTCTCTTGGATTCGACTGACACGTTCAAGGCCCAGGCCTTTATCAGCAACGGCACGAGCTTTAGCCAATTCAGTACGTGCCTGCTGCTCTTGTAGAGCCGACTGAATCTGGAGCTGCTGAACTTGTGACGCCTGGTCACGATTTGCCTTAATGGTTTCCACAAGTTGTTTCTTATTCTGGATCGTAGCTGCTTCAAGTAATGTTTCATCGGGGATCGGTACTCCTACCTCGCGTAGCTGTAAGAGCTGCGCAAAGTACATCTGTTTCTGGGTGGTGGTATTCAGACCTTCTTCTACCACGGCGTCATATTTTCCGAAAGCCTTATTATAAAACTGAGGGGCAGGCTCCTGTCCTTCGAGGATCTTTTTAATCTTGCCCGGCGTGTAGTTGACCTGAATAAGATCAATAAGCAGCTTGCCGAGTAGCTTCTGTGCCCGATCGAGATGATCGAAGAGCACCTGTAAGGTAGTCAGGCCGGCTCCCTGGCGTAGCATGGAGAGAATTCCCGCCTTGTCATCCATTGCGCTGCCGAGAAGTTCTTCGTTTACGCCAGAGATCTCCTGCACCTCCTTAGCCAGTAGCTCAGACAACTGGATCATGGATGGTGGTATTTGGGGTGGCAAAATCTGCTCAACATCGGACATCTGCGCCTCTTCCTTAAGCGCAAGGCCACGGCCTTGGCCACTGAGGAAGATGTCCTTAGGATTTACGAGCGCGTTTTCTTTATATTTGAAGCCTGAAGCGATCTGGCTCTCGAGAATGTCTAACTCGATGACTCTTCTTCGATTGTAGAGATACTGTGCATCGCGTAGACCCCTAACCACACCTTGTATGCGCGTTGGAAAGTAGGGCATCTCAGGATGATAATAGCTAAAAACAGGAACAAAAGGATATGAATCGATTCCCATCGGGTTTGGTCCGTCATACATCACCTTTCCCTGTACGACGATCGCCAAATTACAGGTTGGTATCTCCTGCTCAATGACCGTCACCTGTGGATAGACTTTCAGAAACTGCTTCAGCGCATCATCATTCGAGTTGCGCCACTCCATCACTTCACCAGTCTGTGTGTCAGCTAGCATTTTCTGGGTCCGATAATCCCTGTACCAGTACTCATCGTACGTCAGTAAGTTTTTCATCCCATAATTGTATGACTCGGGCATGAATTGGAACTTGCCGTCCCGTCCCGTTCCTGAGTCATTACCCATGAGTCCGAGTATCTCTTCGGTGTATTGAGGGAGCAGCGAAATGCACTCTCTTTTGGTGAGAAATGAGCGCTTCCAGAGATAATTACAGTCGGACAGGTCGGGTTTTCTAAAATAAGGATCGACGAGGAAGCTGTTATATGAACAGTTATCGACGCGGATATTGCCCGATATTGGATCGGAACGGTAGTCGACCCAGACATGCAGGAAGTTCATACCCGTAATCAATGAGCCTTCAAAGCACTCAGAGATCGTCTCCAGTATGCCTTCCTGATTCGAGAGCCACATGAAAATTTTCGTGAACTGGTCCGCGGTCTCCGCGTCTGCATTTTCAACGGGTGATACGATGGTCGATTTACGATTGCGGCGCTGGTGTCCGCTAATCATGTTGATCACTCGCCGTATGCGGTTGAAATTAAAGTTCCTACGACGATTAGCAGGAAGATTGCCATAAATATCAGACCAAAGTGCCTGATCGCCTGCGTGGAACCTGGTGTCAGTATCAGCCTCCGCCCAAAAGGACTGATTAATGGTAATACTTTCAGCATATGATGCCTCCATCTTACTCAGAATCGGCCTGTCGCGTTCAGTGTAGTACTGCGGACCTAATTGGGGGAAAAGCATGTATGACCCTCACAGAAATCTAATTCTGAGGGCCATGCTATGGATGTCACATGTGATATGCAATATATGCGACTATGTGTGCAACTATTTGAGGGGATGGTAGCGTAATGGGTCGTTCAAATTGCCCGCATGCTCCAAAATATCTGAGCGTGAGAGACTAAAATATTCTTGGGCCTTAGAGAGTGCTTCTTCGGGGTCCATGCCCTTAGAAACCATCTTGCGCACGAAGGCAACTGCTCGGTAGAGCATGGGATCGGAGATCCAGTCGCCGGAAGAAGCTTTGTCTTTAAGATAATGGGTTCGGGGTTCGGGGAGGGGAATATCTTCAATGGGCATCCAATGGGACATATCCCTGAGCGTCTTGTACTCAGATGCGGGGAATCCCTTTCCCCAAAGGGAAATGGGCCATTTAGCGAATGGGTCCCAAGGGAAAGTCCCGGTATTCATAAAAGCGAAATAACCGGGCTCTTTAATATTAGTGAGGAGGATAGTGATATTAGCTGGAGGTTTTGTAGATAGTGGATACCACATTTATTCCATTTTTTTCTCAATATCATCGAGTTTCTCGTAAATACTAACTCCGAGGTCATCAACGCTATTCTTCAATTCCTCAAGATAATAAGAGATATTCTCGAGAGCCATAATCTGCCTTCGCTCATACGGAGACATCTTTCTTAGCTCACTATACAAAGCAGCATCATAATCGCACGCTTCTTCTTTCTCTTTCCTGCAGTATCTACACTCGGTGAATCCATGGTATTCGTCTTCAGTCCAAAATGGCATCTCTTTCTCCTAAAAGCGGTTAATCATGTCCCGTAATTCCCAAACGGATAGTAACAGGATACAGGCCAGAACGATAAGCGCAAGCGAGGGAAGTAGGGAAATTATCGTATCCATATCCATCCTACACCCCGTGTATTCTACGCAATGCCGATCCCTTAGGGAGCGATAAGATCATCAGAAATTCTTTAGTACTTAATTCCGCTGGCTTCACCAACTTGCCCAACGCCCTGCGCATAGGGCGCGACATCTTCTTCATGCGTGATTTCATGGATTCTGCACCTTTCTTAATAACTAGAGCCTTCATCCCTGAAGAATCTGGGTAAATTCTCTTTATCTCCGTATACTGCTTCTCGGTAACGTTTTTCTAATTCCTGAGGGCTCGCACCATCGCGAGTCTTCGGTAGACAAATAGCGAGGTATCGTAGCGCATCAGCCCAGTGGGAGGACCAGTCATGGAGTGGATAATCTTTGTACACTTTTCTTTTTGCATCGTACTCCTGACGGTAATTTTCAACGGCCTTAATGAGTGGTGCACATGTGACCTCATCGATCCACACCTTGGAAAGCGCAGAACGAACCGCCTCTATACCATCCACAACGGAAAGATCCGGTGCTACTGTAAACGCAATCCCTAACTGACGAGCCTTCTCGAGACGGGTCATGCCCGTCCCGAACTCCTTTACCTTAATATCGTGGGGCGCAAAGTGCCGCCCATACGCATAAGGCTTATTCTGAAGGACCTTCGCATAGTGCTCCAGTCCCTCCTTATTTTTCTCGTAACAGTCGATAATGCGTATCGTCTGACCAATGGTCTGAAAGAAGATGATGGTCGTTGAATCCCTCACCCCCAAGTCCCACGCCGTATGGACTTTGAACCCCGCCTCCCATGGCACAATCCCAATCTGCCCCCTAACCCTCATCCGATCTAAATACTTGGCATAATATGCCCCCTCAACGCCCATAGTGAACGAGGTATAGTATTCCTGCTGGATCAGATCGTCGGACATGATGCCCTCCGCCTTTTCCTTCTCTATTTCATAAAGGGGGATGTGCTGAGTATCCTCAACGGTCAGCTTCAAACAGAACCATTCCTTAGACTGTTGAGCAATCTGGTACAGCTCCCATAGGTGATTTTTACCACGAGGGGTGGAGAGAAAGAGAGCCCATCCATCATTGGCCGTGAGGATGGGGCGGATATATTGGTAAGCACGGGGGTCCTGAAGGGCATATTCTGAGAAAATCACTCCCCTCGGGTTGGTGCCCATAAGGGAATCGAAATTATCAGACCCAACTAACTGGATGAGTGACTGGTTGACGAGCTTGATCTTCATCTCTTGGGAGTTCTTCGATTCGATTAACTCTTCGGGGATGTAGTCCAAGAATCGCTGGCCATCGTTGGTCATGCTGTCCCATATAACCTTCTTTGCCTGACTGTAAGTCGGAAAGACGTAATAATATACTCCCACTCGCCTCAAGGCTTGACGCAGGCACAAGTTAAATGCACAGACGTCCTTACCTGCCCGGCGCGGCAGAATAGCTAAGGCGCGCTTGTAGCCCTTGTTTTCTAGGGCATCAAAGATCGGCAGTTGATAGGGCCTGGGCTTAAAGCGGTTGAGTTTGATGGTCGTTTCGACCGAGTTCTGCGTCATCGGCATCTTCCTCTTCTACTTTGCGGCGTGGCTTCAAGCGCATCGGCTTCCCTTGGAACTTCTCCAGCTGGAGCTCTGCGCGGTTGAGATCTCTGATCATCTTATCGATCTCAAAGATGAGTTGATACTGTGTGCACCCGAACATGCCGCATAGCTCGCGGATGAGTTCACGTTGTCGGTTAAAATGGAGAAATTCTTCTTTAGTTATTATCATTTTCTATTTCCTGCAACTTGGAACTTAAGGCATCTTTACCATAGGCGGGGCCGCAGTTTCTGCAGCCGACAATATCATTGTTTGCCACTTGCAACCTCCTCAAATACGCGTCAGTGTACACGATTTTATTCCCACAGAGCAGGCACTGGCAAGACCACTGCTTGTTATTAAAGCGCTCGACCACTTTAACGCGGTACTGCCCCTCTTTCTTTATCTCCATTCCTGTAAAGTCATAGTCCGAAGACCTGCGCATGCCTGAACTCTTCCTCTGAGGACGGGCAGATAACTCGAACTGAAGCCTCTGTATTACGCCATTCTTCTCATCGTTAAGCTTGCGCATCTCGGCGAGCTCCTGTGCCCTCTTGGAAAGTAGCGCTTCTAGCTCATCAAGTTGGGCGTTCAAGTTGGCCTCAACCTCACGAGAGGAGCCCTGCATCTTGATCATGCATTCCCTTACATGATCGTGTAGCTGCTGTATCTCTTCAAGTATCTGCTTGGGGTGCTTGACTATAGGGTTGCTCATCATCTTCCTCCTTGACCGGAACGGTCTCTACCTCAGGATACTTCTCCATGACCACATTAATTCTCAGAGCCCCACCCCCCGAATCTTTTTGTGTCATCTCCTTACGCAAGGACCGATATTCTGGATTGAACATAGGATATGTCGACAAATGCACCGCCGCGTTTAATTTGTTATGAAGCGCTCCTGATTCTCTACGCTGGCCAATCAGCTGCCTCGCCGCAATAATCGCCTCCGAAAGACCATGGTGCTTGCGCGCGTATTCATAAAGTCGAGCATTATGTATTCCCGAAACGTCTATAAAGCCATCAAATGAAATCGTCTCCGGTTGCTGGGCATACAATAAGAGATCATGGGCCAACATATCTAATTCCTTATCAGTACGCGGTGATAAGCGAAATCTTTCCATAGTTGGAAATTTATAATCAGGGCCGACACGAGTTTTATCGCTAGCTGCCTTTTCTGCTTCTATTTCTTCAGGGGTTGGTTTGGCTGCCATCCAGCGCTCTGCTGCGGTTTTCTTTCTACGTACCATTATTCCCCTCCCACTGTTCGGATGGACAGTTCAGTACGTGGCGTATGGTCATAACATTTCTTGGCCACAATAGAAGCGATCAGGCAGTCGTCGTTAAAGAGGATCCCTGTTGCCACGTCTTCAATAAATTTGATCAGGTTGCTCAGGTCGGGTCGGTAGATATGAAATTTACCCGCCATGGTTGCGAGCTTTGCTTTAGAAATAGCCTGCGGAAAGGGGAAGTAAAAGACCACATCGAAGTGTAGAGCCCCCTGAAAGAGCGGTCTTTGGCCATGCTGATGAGTGAGGTGAAGGCCAGTGGCCATCTTAATCTGCTTTTGCGAGTCCCAGGGCCTGCGCCCCTTAGCCATCCGAGCTCTCAACAGAGGAATTGGATCTCCCGGTATAACGTACACATGGTCCATTTATGCCCCATAATCGCCCCTACACAATCAATCCTGGTCATGCCCATCCTCAGCATCAAACTTGCTATAACTTTCTTCCTGAGTCAAATTAGCGCCGTCTTGAGTTAAATTACCCGTTAGCCTAGCTATCAAATCCAGAGCGTCCTTTGATGGCTCTCTGGATGCCTGTGGGGCAGAGTCCTGAGTCTTCTGAGGGGAGATCTTATATTTATACTCGTAGGGAGCGCCTCCTTGCGTTGTGTATTCAGCAACGCGATCTCTGGGCTTAGGAGGGGGGGCTCTATGTACAGAATAATCTATCTTCCTAATTCCCTTGCTAGCCAATCGGGCATCTGTTCGAGCCTGAGCCTCTTCCGAGGATTGTGTGCGGAGAGGCCCAAGCCGCTGAGCTTCAACAATAAGATCGGGATGTTCGTTGGCTATGGCGATGAGTGCTTCTTTAGCGAGACCTTCTGTCGCGTCTGATGCCATGCCCTCTCCTTTTGGGGGAAAGAGATAGTTTCTCGCGTCGTAGAGCAGCTCATCTCTCGTCTTTTCAGGTTTCGTTGGAATAACGTACGGCTGTCGTGGACTAGGAACTCCCTCGCCCTTACTTCCCGTTTCTTTTTTAATTCCCGTACCCGTCCCCGTTCCCTTCGCGGAGAATGGCTGGTCATCTGGGGTATCAAATGTCATTCGCGCCCCGTCCGGCATATGGTGTCGCTCTTTGAGCTCCTCCAAGTACTTCCAGTTTGGCTCGATATTGTGAATCTGGCACCATCGATCACACACCGTGAAGAACCAAGCAAATCCGTCCCTGGGCTTAACCTTCAACTTCTTGTACTGTTCGCCAGCATAGAGAATAGCTCCGTCGGGGAATGCAGATGCCTTGATTTGACCCCATTTGGTCAATTTCAGAAATTTTATATCTCGGATCACCTGTGATATGCCACCATGTTCTACCATTGATCTCCTTCGGTCATGGCCCTTCGCAGTCTTTAACTTCGAAGTATCTTGGATATAGTCATACGGTTTAGTCTCTGTACCCGTTATATAGTCATGAGATTGAGTAACGGACGGGGGATTTATAAATAAATTATTTCTTAGGTGGCAACTGTCACTTTGAACCTGAGAAACGGGGGGTTTCGGGGTTGCCATGGCAGGGGGTGTAGCACACACGAAGGCCAAGTAAAGGGCGCCAAAAAGTTTGGAGACGGGCCAGAGGCCTCGGAGTACTGCTTCATCCTTGAGGGCTGCAGCATGTTTATAGATGCTCGACTTATTATAACGCTGGGCGGAAGAGATATATCCTGCCCCCTCAAGATCCTGGAGGCAGTTGATGACAGTACGCTTACTAACGCCTGCTTTAGCAGCTATATAATCGAGAGAGGGGAAAATAAATCTGCATACGTAGGCGAGTCCCATTATCACTTCCACTACCCTAAGGCGAGATGGAGGGTAATTGTCCCTTAGATTCAACACAATTTCGGTGGGAGACTGCAAACAGATTGGATCTTCAAGCTTGCAGGCTTGCTTTTCTATAGAGATGGGCTTATAATAAGCCTTAGTGACATGATTATTCATGGCTGACATCCTCCAATGTTGGAGCGGGGTCAGTTGAGAATCGCAAAGCGGTTACCCTCGGCCGGGGTGTTAATTCGTGATGAGATTTGAACTTATGCTTCATATTATCTGCAGGTTTTATGGTGTGTTTGCATAATTATTCTTCCGTTACTGTCTTATCTCGGGTAGAGAAAATGATTAAATAATGTAGGTACTATTAGAAGTGGTACCTATTTTATTATCTATTCAGTCAATTAATTTCTGATCTTTCTATTTATACTATTCTGGCAGAATTCTGTCTACTTCTGTTCCAGCGCTTCCTGCTCTCGAACCCAGCAATCTATCGCCCACAAAATACGCAATTCAACTTTACGGTTACCCTTCAAGAAGCCGTTTAGAGTGATGGGGGAAATTCCCATTCCCCATGCTATTTTAGTAAGATTTGGCCTTCCCGCCCTGATATATACCTTATGAAGCCGGTCCCGGACGGCGTCCTGGTCCTCATGATACTCCATAACCCTCTTAATCGTATTTTCATCTATCATAAGATTCTCCTTCGAGTTCCAATCTATACTATCTATAATAATGTAATGTGTTAAAATAATATAGTATATTAATGTATGAGCTTAGGAGGAGGGAATGGCATGGATCGACCAGAAGATTATATCTGTTGGAAGGACCTGCAGCTCACTGAGCGCATGGATGCACTTGCCGAGGAAGCAGATAAGAAGAATCGCGAGGAGACTCTTGAGGAAACCGCTCAGAGGGGAGGCTGCTTGGCGCATCTTATCGCGGCAGACGAAGAGGATCCAATAAAATTTGAGCACAGGAGATACCCCGCAGGGGGAATAGGCAAGCCGCTTATTATCCGGGGAGCGGCAACCCTCAAAAAATCCACAGAAGAATGTATATGCCAAACGTGCGAGGGATAGATGGACGCTCCGAAGAAGAAACCTATCGACTATATGTCCGAAGAGGATCGCGATAAGCTGCAGTGGGCGAAGGAGACTGCCTATGATATTTATAAAAACAGCCTCCTCATGGTCGACTACATAGAGACATTCGAGAGAGGCGAGATGACGGGTGACGAATGGATAGAATTTAGACTCGTCTATAAGCACTTTGTGACAGGATGCCGGAAAATAGTCAAAAAGTACGGAGATACAGACCCCCAAGGAGAAAACGATGGACAGAAGTAACGAAATACTGTCAGCCATACAGGCACTACAGGAAGAAATTAGGCTCTTGCGCAGAAGTGCCTCAAATTTGACCATGGCTGGAAGATCTTCCGAGATCAATGAGTTAGCCTCGGCACTCTCAAAAGCTCAAGCTGAGATGAAATTAGCGGGCTTAGATTCCAGCAACCCATACTTCAAGAGTAAGTATGCAGATTTTGCATCAATCGTTAAGGCATCGAGACCTGCGCTCACCAAATATGGTCTCTGCGTGACGCAGCAGATTATCATGGGCGAAGAAGGGCAGAATATTTTGCTCACTCGATTACTCCATGCCTCTGGCCAGTTCTTAGAGTCGATGATGCGCATTGCTCCCGCCAAGAATGATCTTCAAACGCTGGGCAGCTATCTTACCTACTTAAAGAGGTACGCATATGCGGCAATAGTGGGCGTTGTGGCATCTGATGAAGATGATGACGGGGAAGTGGCTATGGTTCCTGCTCGCCAGAAAGCAGAACAGGGAACCGCTTTAAATACGAAATATGACCCGCGCACGGAATCCCATGAGCTTATATCTAAAGATCAGATTGCTGAAATAGAATATGAGCTTGCCGCCTATCCTGATATCGCTGAGCAGGTTCTTGAGGGCCTCCATATACAGTCTATTGCTGATATTCCTAAGTCCAAGTACCGCGCTGTTATTGATAGAATACGGGTGATAAAAAATGCCCGAAATGGGGTTAAATAATGGAAGAATTAATCACCCCGCTGCAGGTGAGCGAATTAGAGCGCCTGTTTGAGGGGTGGCCCACCATTCGTGCGAGAATGATGGAGTCGCTCAGGCTTTCCTCTATTGCCGATATGCCGCAATCTAGATATTGTACCGTAGTAGAACGCATTATCCACATAAAGATGCTTCGCCGGGAATTAGAAGGGAGCGGACTGGCGCACTTATTACCCCCAAAGTAAGGGCCATGATATGGTGAATCCACCTAAAATCCTATATCGCTACGGTATCCCAAATAAATTTGATCAGGCTGCGCTTGGCACCATCTGTAGAGCCGAATTAGGTTCGGACGGGCAGGTGGAAATATATAAACAGGTTTCTCAGGACGAGGAAAATCCCCAGTGGGAACTGCAAGACTCGAAGGGGTACGAGTCGGTCGTCACTGCGGGTGAGTAATCTAGAACATTACTCGCCTCTTAACCGACCCAGGGCCACTCTATTCACTTTGACTTGAAGAGTGGCCCTGGAGGATATTCAATACTATTACGTAGTACGCGCTCTCGCTCTATAATACATCGATCTGATCAATATATCTAGCTCACTCTATACCCCGATATGTAAGTGGTGATCTGCCCTCCCACTAGGCCATGCAGCCTCCAGCTGTTGCTGGTCGCTGCAATAGCTGTGAAGGTAACGACATCTCCTACATTAAGGGCAACTAGGGCAGAAATATGCGCGTTCTGATCGGTTATAAATGACCCGGCGCCGCTAATCGGGCTCACTGTATAAGTAAATGTAGGAGTGACGATGTTTGCAAAAACAGTCCCTACTCCTACAGATTGCTGCCTAAATTGTGCAGAAAAATATAGGTTATAAGTGCCAGTAAACGGTGCCGTGAATGAGGCAGGACTTCCAGCCCCATCGCCATTATAAAATCCGCCAGTCGCATCAAAAATAGTAGTGAGCGCCTGCTGCGTCCCCACGGTATAAGTATGAGAAGAGAGGACGGGTGTATCCACACTTTGATATGCAGAGAACCCTTTGCCGACTACTCCTCCGCTGCTCACCAAGAAGCCCGAGCAAAAGGTAATGATTGGATTCGCCTGCCCATCCAAACTACCACCGCCAGTTCCCACTGGGGTGAAGGCCTGGAATGTTACCACATCCCCCTGATTCAAGTCTGCACAGACAGTAAGAACAGGGGTAACCTGGTGGTTGGAGCTGCCAGTAAGGCCATCGAAGGGGGTAGATTCATATGTGCGCGCGGGAGTCACTATGCGGACAGTTCCCGCAAATGTGCTAGACGCGGAGGGAGAATTGCTTACAGCTGCGTTCAGCTGTAGATAGTACTTCCCAGTTATGGGTGCGGTAAAAGTCGCGGGGCTTCCTGTTCCATTTCCAGGATAGAAGTCTCCCCCCACGTCATAATCTTCGACCAGGGCCAATTGAGTGCCCAGTGGATAATAGACGCCCCCTTCATAAAGTCCGCCCACTATTGAGGAGGCCTGATGGGCCAGGAAGGCGCAAGAAGCACCCCCTCCTCCTCCACCACCACCGGTAGCCAATAAATCGATAGAGTTCGGGCCATTCACAATAACTATTGAGCCATCAGACGAGGTGAGATCCGCCCAAGCAGGAGATCCCGCAGTAGAGCCGATGAGAACCTGGCCATTATTCCCCTTGCTGGAAGATAACAGCCCCAAGTTGTCACTCTGTACAACCCCCGCACTAAAGTTGTTAACAGTGACATTTCCTTCGAAAAGAACGTTGCCGGTGAGCTGGCTCGCTCCTGTCACATCTAAAGTGGTCCCCACATTTAGGCTGCCAGCGAGAGTAACACTTGGATCAAGGTTAACGGTGACCGTATTCCCTGCGCCCACAGTACCAATGTTAGTGCCACCAAGTATACGCAGAACTCCACCCGCCTCAGTTGCCGTTCCGGAATTGGTTGGGAAGTTAATGGCACCTCCACCGCCACCTCCGACCGCCGATAGGTCGATAGAGTTCGCGCCATTGGTGATAGTAATAGATGAGTCGAGTGAAGTAAGATTCCTCCAGAGAGGAGTTCCCCCCGTCGCAGCGATAATAACCTGGCCGTTGGTGCCGTTGCTACTAAAGAGAACCCCAGTAGAGTCGCTTTGCACAACTCCGCGGCCAAAGGTAGTCGCCCGTAGCGCCCCATTAAAGGTAACATTGCCTATGAGATTACTGGTAGTGCCTACGACCAAGCTGCCTGCTAAGTTGATCGATGGATCTAAGTTTATCGTAACCGTATTACCCGCTCCAGTGGTTCCAATATTCGTTCCACCATGGACTATTAATGTGCCCGCAGCCGGAGTGGCGGTTCCAGCATCCGTATCAAACTCCTCAGAAAAGGTTCCGGCAAGGGATATAGTGATCGTATTTCCTGCGCCAGAAGTTGTTACATTCCCGTCGCCGAGCACATTTAAGATGCCGCCCGCTTCGTTCGCCGTACCAGAGTCACACGGAAATTCGTTCGCGCCACCACCACCGCCACCGCCCGGATACAGCTGTACCCATGTAGCGATTCCAGCAGAAAGGGCGACGAGCATCCAGACTTCTTCAGGGATACTATTACCCGTCACAAGCCAGAAAGTTCCTATATTGAAGTTTTGATAGTCGTTCACGGTCGGGGAACGGTCTTTTACAAAGAGCGGGGCGGGGGTGGTTGGTTCCACCCCGATATAAGCCAATGGATTTATACCACTCAATCGTTTTGCTGATACCATAGCTTCTCCTAATCGCACATGGTCATTTTGCACACGGTATCTACGCGGTGAGTTAACTGGTCTATCTTTTCAGAAAGCCTATAGACCAACTCCTCTTGCTGGATGAGCGCCTTGTGCATAATCTGTAACTCGTTGAGCAGTAGAACAGGGAGCTGGTCATAACGAACCGTAAGCGTCTGGCCTTCGTTATGGACCACAAGGTCGGCTAAGACCCTTTCAACTTCCTCTGCGATAAGACCAAGCTGCCTGCGCTTCTCCTTGTCTCCCTTCATGGTGAAGGTAACTGGACGAAGGTTATGGATCACATTACTTAATGCGCCCATGTCTTCGATGTTATCCTTAAAGCGGCGAGAGGAAACTACCGTTCCCAATTGGCCGGCATTATCTACCACCACAGGGATACCCGTTCCGCCCACCGTTGCGCCGAAGATCCCCGCAACGAATGTCGCTGTTTGGGTATCGCCGATGCGGATTACATCAGATTCTCCGAGGGTTCCATCTACGCCATGTCCGATACAGATATTATGAGATTCTGCACCGGTATAGGCGCTTCCTGCGGCATAGCCGAGGAAGGTGTTATTAGATCCGGTGTCCAGGCCAGCGTTACCGCATGCCACTCCCACAGCAGTGTTCTGGCTTCCGGTCGTGATATCCTCTATGCAGTTATTTCCTATGGCCACGTTAAGGGTGCCCGTAGTTAAACTATCGAGAGCTGTCCCTCCAACTGCAGTATTTGCTGTAGCTGCTGGGTCTATAGTTCCGGGGTTTCCCGCTCCGCCTAAGAATGAGTTCGCATTAGTAGCGGCGTTGCCACTGTGCATGAACACCACACTATCGATGAAGATGATCCCCGCTGTTAACCCAGCGTTCGTATCAGGAAGCGTTAAGTTCCCTGCGTCGATATCCACGTTGCCCGTAGTCGCTTCGAACCCAGTGCCCGCAGTCATTTTCCCCGAAATAGAAACCGTGTCATCCAGGTCAACGGTGACTGTCGCAACTGCGGCAGAAGTGTGGATATTAGAGCCACCAGCTATTGTAACTGTGGCACCCGTGGCAGAGCCCACATCGCCATCAAGCGTAGTGATGCCACCACCACCTCCCGCAACTGAGAGGTCTATGGAATTCGCCCCATTCGTTATGGTTACGCTCGCGTCGAGTGAGGTGATATTCGCCCACGAAGGAGAGCCCGCAGTGGCTGCTATCAGAACCTGTCCGTCAGTACCATTGCTCGCGCTTACGTTCCCGCCGCCATCTATCTGGAGAACGCCATCAGCGCCCAGGCCAGAAAAGATAACAGCATTCCCTGTGGCTTCGAAATCATTTACCACGATGCTGTCATCGAGATTAATGGTGACCACATTTCCTGCGCCAGCGGTGTTAATATTCGTGCCGCCCAGGATATCTATGACACCAAAAGCTGGGACGGCGTTGCCTGCATCCGTATCGAATTGGACCGTACCGCCTACCGCTGGATAAATCTGAACCCAGGTTGCAGTATTTCCTGCAAGGGCTACGAGCATCCAGACCTCAGAGCCCTGAACGATCCAGATGGTGCCCAGATTATTATTCTGGACGTCGGCTGGGGTTGGGGGGAAGGGTTGAACAACTAATTGTGGGGGAGCCGTTGGCTCGACCCCCATATATGCTAAGGGATTTATTCCCGTTAATTTCTTTCCAGTCGCCATACTTTTCTCCTTTAGAAAATATGTGGACGTTATATGTTATCCCTGCTTCGGTGCCGAGAATGAATCATCCTGGGGGTTGTAGAGGTAGCCCACTTCGGATCTGTTAGACCCTAGTACTACCTTCAACCCTTCCGGGGGCGACCATTGCGCCTTCCCATCCCAGATGACTACACCAACGACTACGTTATTCGAATCTATTACTGCGTATCTCGCCATGGGTTCTCCTAGAAATGCTCTACAACGATGATCTGGCCATCGGCACCATCGCCACCAATGCCAGAAGTGGTTCCGTTTATGGATCCGCCTCCGCCGCCTCCGCCACCACCCGGGGAGCCTCCCTTGCCGCCCTTACCAGCAACGCCTCCAACGGACTGGCCACCCCCTCCGCCTCCGCCAGAGCCGCCAGAGAACCAGCCGAGATTCCCCGCAGCGCTTACCGAGACTCCCTGGGAGCCGTCGATTGTGCCTCCCTCTATGCCGCCATTTCCACCAGCGAGAACAGTCGTTGTTAAATCGAAATTACAGACCACAGCACCAGGAGCCGCTTGTCGAGCAGTTCCTGTATCTGCGCCGCTTCCGCCACCTCCACCTCCCGCTAGGGGACTTGCTGATGGAGATGCAGGGGCAACGTTACTCCCGCCACCCCCACCGTTGGTACCAAAGGCACCAGCGAACATGGTTCGCCCCCCCACTGTGGTAGACCCAGATACCACGGTAGTCGTGCCACCTCCACCACCAGTGGATGCCTGCGCGGCGCTTAGGATATTTCCTAAAGAAGAGCGAGTTCCGGGGTTGCCGTTATTTCCGTTACTATTCGCGCCACCTTGGGTGGTCCCACCCCCTCCGCCTGCGCCTACAGTTACGGATACTGAGGTATCAAAATAAGATGCTGGGGCCTGCATAAAGACTGTGCCTCCTCCAGCTCCTCCAGCCCCGCCACCTGCAGCAGTCGTAGCGCCTTGGCGCCCGCTTCCTCCGCCTCCGCCTCCATTGAAGATATAGACGCTTATCATCTGGGCGCGAGCGTCCTTAGAAAAGGACCCACTAGAATTGAAAGTAGTAACCTTCGTGCTGTTATTTATCGCATTATTCGTTGCCATTAGACCACCGTTAAGTTTCCGATTGAACTTCTTACTACAAAATCAGTGTTTGCTGTGGTGCAGATGATCTCCAAGGAGTCGTAGCGATTAGTAGATGCCAATGAGCCGCCTGCCCCCGTGGTCGTATTAACCGACCCAAAGTGGACAGTCTGCCCGCTATTTTGCGCCATCAACCAGCCGCCAGTTCCCTTGCCAACTATCGCCATAATGTCACCCACGGCCGCCGTTGCGGGAAGAGTCGCTGTGACAACGCCTGCATTATTGAGAATGTAGCCATGCGCCACCGCCATCGCCTGCGTGGTGCCGGTCTGCTCGGACCAGCTCATCCCCCCACTCGAAGGAACCGCCTGGAATGTAGGAGCAACGCCTGCACCATTAGAGGTTAAGACCTGGGCAGCAGTTCCCGCTGTCGTAGTGACCAGCCTAGTTCCGTCGTAGTAGACCACGCCATCAGTAGTACCCATTGAAGTAGCGTTAGTTCCACCATTGGCGATCGCTAACGTTCCCGTTAAGGTTTCCGTTGTGCCAGCGCCCGAAAAGGTGAGTCCCGTGGTTCCACCTGTAAAGGTAAAGGCATTCCCAGTAAGTGCTCCGCCGCTATTCCCTGTGATAGAGATAGAGGACGCAGGAACAGCCTGGAAGGTGGGCGCTACGCCCGCACCATTGCTCGTGAGAACATTAGTGGCTGTACCCACAGCTGTGGTTACTAATCTCGTTCCGTCGTAGTAAACAACCCCGTCGGTATTCGCCATAGAGGTCGCGTTAGTGCCGCCATTGGCTATAGCCAATGTACCGCCTAGCGTCTCAGTCGTTCCAGCCCCGGCAAAGGTGAGACCTGTAGTCCCGCCAGTGAAAGTGAAGGCATTGCCTGTAAGGGCGCCTCCACTATTACCCGTTATAGAAATGGACGATGCGGGAACCGCCTGGAAAGTAGGAGCGACACCGGCGCCATTACTGGTTAATACATTGGTAGCCGTACCTACCGTCGTGGTGACCAAGCGAGTGCCGTCATAATAGACGACGCCGTCTGTGTTGGTCATCGAAGTAGCGTTTGTGCCTCCATGGGCTATAGCGAGCGTGCCCCCGAGAGTTTCAGTGGTACCGGCTCCGGCAAAGGTGAGGCCGCTTGTGCCCCCTGTAAAGGTGAAACTACCACTCGTAAGAGCGCCTCCGCTGTCTCCGGTGATGGAGATAGAAGCACCAGCTGCCGTCTGAAAGGTGGGCAATGCGCCAGCCCCGTTACTGGTAAGTAATTGGCCAGCCGTTCCCACTGATGCGATAGACTGTAACGCTGCCGTAGAAGTCGTACCGCCCGTGACAACCGCATAGGCCGTAAAGGATGAATCTCCAGTTCCGCCCTCAACCACTGGCTGAGGAGATATTCGTTTGTATGCCATTAGTAGACCTCGTAGCTAGAACCATTGAAAATTAAGTCCACGGCTTCATAATTGGTATTCATCACAAAGCTGGTAGCCCCATCAATAAGCACCGCGCCACCCACGGTAGTGACCGTGATATTGGCACCCGCACTCGTTCCCGTGGAATCCTTAACCGCGAAGATGCGCCCTGTAGCAGGAGCATCTGGGAAGAGAAGGGTAACTGCGCCGCCACTGGTATCCACCGAGAGGTAGTAATCAGTAGTGAGCACTGTATAGGGAGATGCTGCGTTATTAACAGGAGTGATTTGTACCACGTACGGAGTTGGCAGCGCTTGAGATCCTAATTGGCCCGCACTATCGATAGTCGCCATATTGAGGCCGCCAGCTCCTGGCGTAACGCCGTAGATACCCGCTATGAACGTCGTATCCTGCTGGCCCGATCCCGAACCCTGAGTACCAATCCTGATGGTATTCCCATCGGCGATAACGCCTAAGCTTCCGATCAAGATGTTATCCGATTCAGTAGTCGTATAGGCACTTCCCGCCCCAGAGCCCACTGCTATGTTTCCAGATCCTGAGTCCAGAACTGTAAGCGCCGATATTCCGAGGGCGGTATTCGTGCTCGCAGTAGTAGAAGCGCCCATAGCATTCGCGCCGAGAATGACGTTGTTAATACCCGAAAGGAGAGACGTCCCAGCGCTAAAGCCGATCGCCGTGTTCCCACTAGCAGTAGTGACCACGTTGAGATTCAGAGCGCCAAGTCCTGTATTTGCTACAGCAACGGCTGGGGTATGGGTTCCCGCAAAGCCTGACGTTCCAAGGACCGTATTAAAATCCGCATCACTATAGGTAAGGGTGAGGGTTGATACGTTATCACCGGTGATAAGAGAGGTGCCCTCTCCTGTATCGGCTATGACATTAACCGTAGCGCCTGTGGCGTTTCCAGTATTGCCATCAAGTTCGGTTATAGCTCCTGCCGCAGGAAGTGCCTGAGATCCTAACTGGCCATTACTATCAATAGTAGCCATGTTAAGACCGCCACCGCCCGGGGTTACCCCATAAATACCTGCGATATAACAGGCATTCTGCTGCTGGTTGCTCGAACCTGTGACGCCGATGCGTATCGCGTTGCTTTCTGAGTTCACTCCGCGGTTGCCGATGAGTATATTACTGCTCTCAGTTCCAGCGGTCATGAGGTTGCCAGTTCCCGTGCCGATGCCGATATTAAAGGCACCGTTAACGATGTGCTGTAGGCATCCCAGACCAACTGCCACGTTCTGTACGCCGTTGGTTAAATCCTGTAGCGAGAACGCGCCTACGGCCACGTTGTCAGCTCCGGTAGTTAGCCCCGTTCCTATATTAGTTCCCACGAGCGCATTAAACTGCGCCTGAGTCTGATCGAGGGTGAGGTTGGCTACGCTGGGTCCAACGAATACATTTCCAGTCCCGAGATTACTCAAGAAGACATTGCTATTAAGGACAAAGAATCCTGCGTTTCCCGAAGAGTTCGATGCAGGAACAGTGACGTTGCCCGCAGAGACAACTAAGCTGCCATTGCCTACGACTACATTCCCCGAGCCGTTAGGCGTGAAGGCGATGTCTCCATTAGCTGCTGGGTCTATAGTCATCTGCAGGGGAGTTCCTCCTGGAGTAGCATTCGGGTTAAGCGATACTACGACCTTGAGTTTTCCCGAATCGCCATTATCTAAGCCTATCGCGGCAGAGGACGTTCCCGTTATTTCTTCATAGACATACGGGCTACCATTATCTCTAAATCCTAATTTTCCCATGGTAACTCCCTAGAATTGGTAGAAGTATTCATAATCAGCTACCCAGTTCCAGGTCTGCCCTGCGACGCCGATTACATTTATTTCTGCCGTCTCCGCTCCAATATTTACTGAGCCTGAAATGTCAGCAGTGGAGGTCGTATTGGCGGATATAATTGGCGCCCCGACAATGGTGACATCCCCACCGGCCGGGCGGAGGACGGTAAAGATAACTTCACCACCCCAGGCATCGGTAGTATCGTCTCGTAGGCCATTAATCACTGCTTTAATGGTGACCATTTCTGAATCGGGAACCACCAGGGAGATGATATTAACGGTAACGAGGCCAACCGTTTGAGCGTTTGCTACTGCGGCATTACTCTGAGAAATGGTGAGCGTACTAGTACCTGGGTTCCCAGTAACAGTAAGCAGTCCACTCCCTAGTACGTTAATATTATTACCAGTAGGGCCTACTGGGCCTCCCGTATTACCCGTAAGTGTTTCGACGACAGTAGGTGGGACTGGCCCACTTCCTGACCTCTGTAGTATTTGACTCATCGGGTCTCCTAGGCTGATTCAGCGGCGTATACGACTTCTAGGTACACTGCTCCAGAAGAAGCAGGCGTGCCATTATCCTTGACGTAAAATCGGGATCCTTGGGCAAGGTAGAACCCGCCTCCTGGTCCTTTATTACTAGTGAAGTCATATATTCGCGCCTGACCAGACGGGATATACACATGGTCGGTGACTCCATTAAAGGAGCCGAATACATCGGTGTCGGTAAGATTTTCTATAACTATTTGATGGGCTGGATTTTCCAGCACCGTTCCCACGCCGGCGTACGTTCCGGAAATGGAGCCGAATGACAGGCTCCTAAGCTCCTCGAAGGCTACTCTGATTGCGATTGCGTACATAGCAGCTCCTTAACTGATATCTGGTTGATAATATCCGGCAAGATAGACGAGCCCAGCGCCTGCAGCGCCACGCACGTAGATCTTGGTTCCTCTCGCAAGGGCCGCACTCGAAGTGTTGGGAGCAGCATTCGCCTGGAAGTCGAGCTGTAAGCGCTCGCCAGGGAAGAGATGGTCGTTGGCAGTAGCCCCGCCATCGTAACTAATATCTATTTCTCGATTTGATGAATTAACAATGCGAAGAATCACACAGGGGGCCTGTAGCCCCCCGTTTAATGGTACAAATGCACCTGTGAACGTCGCAGAATCTACAGAAGTAAGCGGAATCGCTTTCATGTAATTCTTTACGGCCATTTCATTCCTATTTCTAGGACTGAACACCCGCGTCTACTTTGGCAGCACCTTGCTCAGCAGCTTTCTGGTCAGCCATCGCTTTCGCGTTAGCCTCCATCTGCATAACCTGAGCTCTGATGTCATCCAGGGCTTTATACACTTCCTCGTAAGGAGCGGCCCACGGAATGCCGAAATCATAGATGCGGGTTTCAATCGCATGAACAACTTTAACTATTGCATAGAGATCCATAAGATCCTCCAGACTAAGGTGATAAGACTACCGAGCGGCAGCCTAACACACCTAAGCGCCGGTTGTAATAAATGTCCACGCTGTGGCACCATCGATGTTTATCCATGCGCGGTCATTAATAGCAGAACCCGCGTCATTGAGGTACAACGAGCCTTGAGGAGCGTTCACTACCGTGTTCGGATCGCCAGTTCCCGAAAGGATGCTGACACCATTCACTATGAAGTGACCCGCGCTGGCCTCTATATTGCCCAAGGTCGCGACTATGTTACCCGTCGTAGAGGTGATATCCACATCGGCAATTAGATCCGTGCCAGCCGTGATGCTTCCTGCCGTTGCAGTAATATCGCCAGCTGTGGCAACTATATTGCCAGCCGTAGCCACAATATTTCCAGCAGCAGCCGTTATGTCGCCGTTGGTAGCAGTAATATTCTGGTCTGCCACTACGTCATTGCCAGCGGTTACATCATTAGTGGCGTTTACATCCGTGCCAGCATTCACCGAGCCAGCTACAGCGTTGATATCTCCAGCGGTTGCCACAATGTCGCCAGCCGTAGCGATAATATTTCCTAGGTCAGCAGTGATGTTTCCACCCGTTGCCTCAAGGGAGAAGAATACACCAGCGCCCGTTCCTGCCGATGCCCATGTAGCCACATTGGCGACTATGGATGTTAAAACGAAATAGGAATTGGTGGCGCTATTCACCCACTGGGTCCCTATCTGCGCCTTATCATTAGCGGTCGGGTTTCGGCGGGAAATTATAGATAATGGGGGCTCTGGTATCAGGGCCTGTGTAAGGCCATACGAGACCTGTTGGAACTGTGCTACGCTCACGTCTTTCTCCTTTATAAGAATGAAATAGCTTCATTCCTAGTAAGATCGTGCAACACGAGTTATACAATAAGGTGCTTGACTATATGTACACATCGTGTACAATATTTCTAATAGGGAGGTTGCGAAATGTATAAAAAGCGCGCAAGTAAGAAGAGATTGGCAGTTGATTTGCCGCTTGTACTACACAAAGAGCTTAAGGTGATTGCTGACAGGCGCTACTGCACTATCACCTCCTACCTTATACAGGTGATACGGAGGGCGATAAGCCAGGAGAGGTACTATGAGTGACCGTGAAGAATTAATAAAGATCATCATATTCCTAGTGGGAGTACTGGTGGGAGCTTATGTTCTATCGGGTCCGCTCACAATGGCTTTGCAGCTATTCTTGCTCGTTCCCTCGGTAGCCTTTGTAATGGCCCTAGTCCTTGCACTAAATCCCCTCGTATGGGCCATATGCCTTCTCGTATATGTCCTGAAAAGAATATAATCAGATCTTTTCACCAGATTTAAACTTCTCGGCTAGCACATCAAGCTGGGGAGAGATTCTTTCTTCGACCAGTACATCCAGATTGGCCGGACGCCTGCCGCCATTATCTTGAATAATCTTATCCATAGCTTTCTTGCGAAGTAGCGCCGCTTCATTAAATGAGCGCAGGTTATTGATAACGCGCAGCTTACCCAAGTGACTCTGGGAAAGGGTGGGGACGGTGGAGAGGAAGGTTTTAACATCGTAATTGGTGAGGCGAGAGCCGAAGGTGTCCTTCGCATCCTTAAGGAAATCGTTACTGAGCTTCCTGAATTCCTGGGAATCCTGATGGAGAAGCGCAGTAAGATCGATGCCGAATCCGAATATTCCATTGGAGAGAGTTTCTAGCGCGCTGGCAAAAAGGGGATAGGTTAAGTTCCCACGCTTCGCCAACTCTTCCATGCGGTCGAGCCTCTTATTGTTATTCTGAGCGGCCCGAGCTCCCTTAGTAATTTCGTCATACAGGGGCTTTGTTTCCTGATTAACAATCTGCTGCTCCTTGGCGCTTAGCTTCTCTTTCTCGAGCTTCTGAGACTGCTGCATCGCTGCTAGTTTCAACTTATGCTCCGGTGAAATTCGAGCAGTCTTTAGTATATCGGCGAAGCTTTTCTGTCTTTCTGCTCTCTGCTGAGGATCGTTGTACGTAGGAATCACGCCACCCTTAGGAGCCTGAGCCTGAGGAGCCTGCGATGCGCCCTGTGATAACTGCTGACCAAATGCTTCAGGAGTAACGCCCTGGCCAGAAGAGATAAGATTCTGTAGGGCTGAAAGCTGTGGATTCTGCTGCGGCGCTGCCTGCTGATAGAAATTCTGAGCACCAGGTAGCTGTTGCTGCTGAGGCTCGCCCGATAGAGCTGCTAACGCTTCGTTAAGGCCCTGGCTTTCAGCGGCTGCGAGATAGTTCTTTACCACGAGCTCCTGTAGTTTTTCAGGAAGTCCTGCTATCTGCATCGCATTCTGCTCTGGGATCCCTAAAGAGGCTAAGCCCTGAGCGGTCATATTACGCTGCTGGCGTCCTGCGAACTGGTTCAATTTATTCTGGGCTAACACGTTGAGACCAGATGCTAGCCCAGTACCGAGCAGTGACCCGAAATTTTGATTTTCATTTATTATTTGAGGCATCGTCTCTCCTTAGAGTAAGCCGAGGTACGATAAGCCGGCTAATCCACCGAGCTGCCCTAAGGCGGGAGCGACCGACTGGGCGAGTCCAGGCTGTGATGGTGAATACGCAGATTCATACTGAGGCTGCATGCCCAGGCTTAAAAGAAGCTGCAATAGCTGGGTATTCTGTCCCTGTTGGGCGAGCCCAAATTTTGACTGGAGTCCAGCGAGTCCTTCTTCTAATCCTGCGCCAGCGCGGGCGAGGGTAGATTGGAAGCGGCTCGATTCTGGTCCTGAACCCATTGCCACAAACCGCTCCGCCAGTGAAGGCACTGTCTGGCTCATAAACTGGGTCCGAGCCTGCTGGGCTATGGGTGCGAAGTCGAATGATCCAGGGGCTTTCCCTCCCTGTAATAAGGAGAGAGCCTGCATAATAGACTGATTCTGTAAACCTTGCTGCTCCTGCCCAAAGCGAGGGAAGAGAAGTGCCTTCGGATCGTAGCCCGTGAGAAAGTTCCCGCCGCCGCCATATGTCTTGGCACCAGGAGCTTGATTCTCCGGCTGACTCGAAGTACCCCGACCACCTAAATAACCTGCTAATGCCCCACCCGCTGCTCCGAGCGCTAGTGGTATTAATGGAAATGGCATCTTCTTCCTTTCCTAAAAACTTCATTTCAGCCCATATCCTAATCGCGTAACATCAGTTTTACAATCTACGTTCGTATATATTCCAAGACGACATAGCATTCGTCGAAGTTAGTCCTATCTGATCCCGTAGTAATATTAACGTTCGTGGCATCCACATTAAGCTCGATATTGTTCGCTAAAACAGGCGATGCATACGGTATGGGGATATATACTTTGTTAACGGTATCTGAGGCGGTCGCATAGATTCGCGTGAATGTGTAGCTAGGGGTTATGGCGATATTGTGCGCGACTGACTTCGTGGCAGTATTGGGAAGGGCCCCAAAATTGACCACCAGGCGAAGAACGGGACGGAATATAGGGTTAGCATTGGTAGAAGAATCTAATGCTGGGTTGGGGAAATATAGCTGCCCATTCACGAATTCAAAAATATTATAGTAACCAGCGTCCTTAACGTTGAGCGTAAGGACGATATTATTGATATTCTGGGCGAGCCGAACGAGAAGCTCCCGGAATTCTGGGCTCTTTATGTCGACCGTATAGAACTGGGCTACATCCCATATATTCGTCGTAGGTACTAGTGATCCAGAAGATCCGAGTCTAGGCATTATTGTAACCTCGTGCTTACGGCCATGGTATGGAGTACTAATCCTTCAAGCTCGAAGTCGGCGAAGGCGATCTCTGGATTGGAGATCTGCGCGTCGCTAAAGAAGAACTGAAGCTGAATGCAATCACCCTCTGTCTGGAAGTAAATAGAATGCCAGAGCTTATCCTGGTAAGCCTCAAGGGGATAGAAGACTGGATCGTAGGGGAATGTCTCTAGTATTCCAGTGCCCATGAGCGTACCTGTCTGTCTCCCTGCATAGAGCATGGGGACATAAGAAGAGGAGGGATAGTAATCTACCGTGATCTCGCCCGTTGGCGTCTTCTGAACGCCGAAATCTATCTTGGCTAAGTAGACGTTCTGGCCCTTCTTATCGTAGGGGTTCCACTGCTTACTCTGTATCGTGATATTGGAGACGCGAGTAATATAACCACCGCCTGTGTAGGTGCCGGTGAAATGGGACGGGACGGTTTGGGAAAAAACACGAACGGTATCGGTGTCTATGATGCGAGCTACATTCCAGATAATACCGTTTACGCCCGTGACACCCTGGGCGCCCTCTATCATGACATAGTCATCGATATTGAGGGTGTGGTCAATGATGGTGAGATCGATTCCAGAAGGGACAACGTTCGCCATATCGGTGAGCTGCATAGCCCGGGCATTTCTACCCAGATCTGCGTCCACGATAAAGACGAACCCCTCCTGGTTTCCAGCTATGACCTGCCTGAACTGGGCAGCGGTTGTTCCACTGGTCCAGGTGAAGTCGGCCTCCTCCCACGTTTCCGTAGTGGATGCCCAGGTGACTCCGTCCTGTTGTTCAAAATAGCCGAAAGCTGTAATGCAATCATCATTAAACGCCCAAGTGCCAGTGCGATAATTATAAACGAGTACTTTAGTAGGGTAGACCTCCGAGGGATTCTGGTATGTTGCGGGGAAGGTCCAATAGACCATCTCCACATAGTAGTCGCGTATCCCTGCGACGCGTGAAACACCTTCTTTCTTATCGACGATCTGGAACACCTGATCAGGGATATCGGTATCGATACGTTCAACGTTCGCACCGTTACAGGCATGGACACCTGTGTTCCCGATCGTCAGAATAACTTTATCAAATGGGACAGTAGAAAAGGTAGATTCGGAACCTAATTCCGTATTAATTTTTTGCCAGACGAATGGCTCATTTTCATTAAAAGTATACGCTAGCTCCCATGTGCTTCTCTCAAAGTAGACGATGAGTCGATCTTTAATGAACTCGGCGCTCACTATGGCCTCTTCGGTGGTGGCGTCTATAAATCCAGCGCCGCCGGCTCCAACCTGATTTTCTTCGAGAAATGCGTTCGCGTCTAAGGGGGTTCCTACCCAAGAATAGCGGCAGCGAGCGGGATAGGCAGTATTTGTAGTTCCGGCCGCGTCCTGCTCGATTGTGTTAAGGAGTAACAACCTTCTCTTAAAGGGAATCACTATTCGCGCGGTCTGGACATTGTCGCCAGCGACCAAGAAGGTGGGAGTAAAGGTGGCCCATGTAGTTCCGTCAAAGGTCCACATGGGGTCGTCGCCAGCACCCGGAGTGCCTATTGTGGCATTAAAATTGGATACATATAGGGTGTCTATCGCGATGGTGGTTCCCCACCAGTTAGTAGTCCAGAAGAAGTTAGTATTATCCCCATGCCATATGGGAGTTACGCCAGCGCCCGATCGCTGCCATGAGCCACCCGTGAATACGTAGGCGAATTGGGTATCAAATCCGTAAGAGGGCTGATCATTTATTGCTCCAACCTGGTAATTAGTGAGGCCCATTACTGGTTCGCCGGGGTAGAAATAGATTTGGGTAGTAGCGGGCGCGCCTGCAAAGACATAATTTCCGTTGGATGTATCATACGTAGCCGTTGGCGTCACCGTGGTCGCGAGCATGGTAGCTGGCGTCCCCGTTACGTTGACCGTATACATCACGGTGCCTATGGAGAACATCTGGCCTACCTTGAAGATAGCACCAGGCACAGTTCCTGCCGCATTGCCTGCTCCGTCTGTGATTCCCACTGCAGCGCCGCCCTCAAGGGCGATTCTGAAGCGAGAAAAGAGAGGCTCTACGGCGGCGGAAGGCCACCCGCTTCCCATAAATCGTGACCCGAATCGTTTACGCACGCGTCCCCTGAAGAGGTATGCATTATTCAATTGGGCAAAGGCGTCATCAGAGATAAGCCATGGCCTCATGTTAGTCTGCAGCCCTGAGCTCAGAGGCGCGATAAGGAAACGATCGTACGCCATATTAGTACCCTATAGCAAGATATCTGAAAGAGACAGTTCCTGGTGGCACAGTGCCCGCATAGACGGTAAGGATAACAGCTCCTCCTCCGCTATTGGATTTAACGGCGATCACATGGTCATAGGTGCCGGCAGTATCTACGCCGCAGACGAGTACCGTGAGAACGTTCGTGTAGTTAGGCGATGTAGGAACGTCTGTATTGAGATCGATCACTACGGTCTGTGAGCCACCGAAGGGTATATTAGAGTGCCATTTGAGCAAGATCCCAGAAGGCAGCATTGCCCATCCTGGGTTCTGCCAGCGAGCAGAGGTAAACTCGGTGATCTGTACTTGTGCAGGGGCGGTAGATCCCGCCTGCCGGGCGAATACAAGCTCCGGCTGAGCGGTTATAGCTGAAGTCTGGGAATAGAGCCCAACTTCTCCTCCTGATGTAGCAGGTGCGGGCGCCTGAACAGGCATCTCGATGAAGAAGTGCTTTCCTGCGCCAGCTGCAGCGAAGTCGACGTGGTTCACATCGATCAGAGCCTGGATAGCGCCGAAGTTGTTGAGCAAGTTCCCCTGAGATACGGATAGTAGATCCGTAGGCTGAGGGATATTTGGATTATAATCTGATGGGACTGGCATCGTTATCCTTTCTTAGAATGGTCCACCGCCCCAGCCCCAGCCACCTGTGCCAGGACCGAAACCAGTCTGTTCGGTATAAATAGTTGCCGTTCGCTCATTGGTATACTGCACGACCGTCCTGCGAAGGCAGAGCCGCTCTTGAGTTTTAAATTCAGGCATTATGGCCTGCACGCTCTCCATGTCCATACGATCCTCGAAGATCTTTTTCGCAGCGCCATAGGCAATGTACTGCCACCACTCTTCTAATTTAGGAGACTGCGTGGTCTCCATAAGGAATGTAGGGGCCACATAGCACTCGAAGTTAATCTGATAGGGCTGATCGGGGACGGGACGGAGGAAGAACGTATTATCGTAGTACAGAAGCGCCTGTGGTAATGCCACGATCTGCGGAACTGTCTGGCTGTTAATAGGCTGTCCTACACCGGGTGCGGTCGGGAACGTTATAGTAAAGGCACCGGTGACGTAGTTCACATTATTCGTAGGGTCTACGACGGTGGGAGGGGTGGTGGGTTGTAAACCAGGAACGTAGAGGTTGCCTACGGTGGTAGGATTGCCCGTCGTGGCGCTCACTACCGGAACGTCCACTAATGCGAGCCCTGCGTTATTAAGGTCGATAGAGCTGAAGAGAACGTTATTCTGGAGGAGGGTCGTCGTCTGGTTAGCCAGCGAGGGATTTACGAAGTTAGGGCCTGTGTTATTGGTGATTACTCCCGCGTAGCTCGTAGTAACGCCATCACCAGTAGTGCCAATAGACAGGATGCTGTTAGTAAGGGGATAAATACCGAAAAATTGCTCTCTCGACTGAGAAAAAAATGCCTGATAACCGGCGATATAGACCGGCTGATGGATAGTGAGGTATCGGTTTTGAAAGTTATAGAGCTGGTTGGTCGTAACGCCAGCGAATGATACTTCATCGGTAGGGTATCTATCCTGAAATGAGTTACACCAGAAGCTGAAAGTAGTGCGTAGATTAAACATCCGCAGCTGCTCTGGGAAGTCATAGACCACAAACGTGTTAATATAATTATTGAGATCATCGTCGGTCAATTGGTTCTGGGACGGCGATCTAGTTAGCCGTCTCACTTTGACCTGGATCGAGGCGAGGGTATTGCCGGGAGGATTAACTGGCATGATATCTCCTATGGGAAAGGCAGAACATTAACGGTCGCCGCCTGAAGGGTTTCATCCACTTCTCCGATCGGCACTACCTGCGCGCATATATTTACCGCAGGCGCTGGGGCCATGGGTATCGCAAATGCATCGAAGTCAGTACTGTCTATCGGCATCGTAAACGTAGTAGGACTTGTTACGAGAATCGGACCCGTCAACTGGTCAGCCTGCTGCATGCCATCGGCGGGCGGAATATCTAACCGGACAATCGTCCCCTCTTTATATTGATGGGCAAAAGTGGTCGTGACCGTCATTGGAAATGACTGTGATATTGCTGCAATAAGGCGCATAGCTGGCTGGAACGACGGGTTAGGATTAGCGTAACAACGAGGCATGTTATAACCCTGTCATTTCTACGGTTGCGATTTCAGGCGTACCGACTGCAGTAAGATCATCGATATCCACAAACTCTAAGCTCTGGAAACTACAGCGGCGCACCTTCTGTCCGATCTTCATCGTAGGGCGTCCGTTTTCATCCATCGCGTAGGCGTGCACTGGATACCAGCAGTTCTTATTGAGGTGTTTAGCGACCCCTAAAGGAAGCGTATAGATCTCGCCGTCGACTAAATCGAATCGCTCTACATCATCCTCTTTATAGGCCTTATACACGAAGCTCATCAGGCCGCCCGGTACTTCATGGAAGATGAATTTACCGCGCACTGGCTCGCGATCCTTATCCCGCATGTAGCGAAGATTAGGCTTTGGTTTCTGTTCGGCAGTTGTTTTCGTCACTCGTGACATAGCACTCCTTTTGAGACGGGAGGGAGGAGAGTCCATCCGTTATAAACAACTGACTCCCTCCCGAATTGTACAAACGTAGTATTTCTACGTGTTAAATGACTTACCTACTTTCCAGAAGATAAGATCACCATTTTGTCCCGCTGGGGAGTCTTGCCCCGCGGCTAACTTAATACCAATGAAGGCCGTATTAACGGTAGCGTCATTGAGTAAGTTAGGATCAGAGTTCAGAGCATTAGCTTCTTCACCCACAGGAACTACAATCGCCGGTGTAAACGGAATTGCTGCTGCGAGAGGGAAGTGGAATGCGGTGAATCCGGTCGAATCTACGTTGATGGTGAATGTGTCTGCTGTTACTGCAACGACATCGACTTCGAGATTATCCATCTCGATCATGCCGAAGGCTGCAGGAACGCGCATACGCAATTCTTGGCCCACCGTATATCCGTGATCAACGCTCGTCGTTACCACAGCTTGTGCAGCCTGTGAGATATTCACGATCGAACGATGTCGAGGATAGAAGATAGGGTCAAAGTTGATCTTACGGTAGAATCCGCCAGTACCAGCTGCGCCAGGAGCGTTAGCCAATGTGTTAGCGATACGGAATGTACCACCGCCTACAGCGTCGATTGAGAAGTCGTAACCGCTCAAGTTTAGCTGACCAGGCACATTGATTAGACGAACCACGTCGCCATCTGAAAGACCGGTGATGTTAGCCGTAACTACTGGCCGAGTGGCGTTCGTTGAACCGGCGACTGCAACCGCTGGCCCGTTAGGGTTCAGAGATGAGTCTACGAGAATGAAGTTATTAGCAGCGGTCGGCACGAGGTTAACTGCTGTTGAAGCGCCATTCGATTGCGTTTCAATACCAATGCCGCCAGGCATCCCTAGCTGCCAGTAGAATTCATATCCCGTGTCAGCGGCGTTAGCCTGTATCTGCGTGAAGTTAATAAGCTCGATCCAATCTACGCCAGAACGGACGTTAAGCGTTACCGCTGCGCCGTTAGCGACGAATGAACCCTGCTGAATTATTGTTCCATTTGCCATGATATCTCCTTAAGCTAACGTGGCACGTAGGTTCAATACCCATAGATCATTAGTGATCCTTGGGACTTCAGCAAATTTATAGCCTACCGACACATTGAGGGCTAATGGGCCATCATAGATAGGTGGGCGATAAATGAACGAAGCGCTGTAGCCGTCCTGTTCGATACAGGCGTATGCTTCCATACCAACACAGAAGATGTTGTATACGTTAGCGCCGAGCATCGAAGCATTAGCGGTTACTGAGCCGATTGAAGAGATGAGGAAGCGCAGGTTTCCTATCGCGCCCCATTCTGAACGGAGTGCGTTCATAGGAGCAGGATATTGGTTCTTCTGAATGAAGCCAGCTACGTTATCCAAGTTTCCGGTCAAGTTCGTTGAGCAGAGTGCGAAATAGGCATCTCGAACTGGAGCTGTACCGAACTTATCTTCACCCTCGATGTTATCCATGATCGTGTAGGCGTTGTTATTCAACAGCGCGCGCACAACCGTGTCTACGTCAGAGCGTGTGATTTCCGTTGGGTTATCACCGTTTACACCACCGGTACAGTTAATGAAGGCAGCGGTACCTGCGAGCATGTCGCGGGTCAACTGATCTTCAGTCTGACGGAGGGAAACGCCAAGACGTGCAGCACATTCGTTCAGTACTGGGTCCTGGTTCTGTAATGTTACCTGTTCGTTAATTTGAACGTAGGTTCCATAAAAGCTGATTTTCGCATCGATATCCACTGCGGTTAAGTTTTGCGCAGGAGGTGTAACCCCTGTGTTTCCGAGTGGTACCATTGCTGTGTTCAGCGGATTATATCTGCGCATACGCATTGTCGTACCACCATTACGGGGCATCGTTTTAAGCATGGCAGGTATTTTATGGATCATGTTCGGTACTGGTACGCTCAGGAGCTTATAATTAAAGCTCTGCTGCACTGGGGCAGGCAACGTACTGGTCGTTGTGATCGCCATAGTTATCCTTGATGAAGGAGTATATCCAAGCTGGCAAGGCCCTTATTTGCCAAGGGTTGGCGAACACCCAGTACGCCGGGGTAGAGGCGCGACTCTCTATACGCTATCAAGAGGGTAGGCGCGTAAACATGAATTATGCAATAAGTCCCTCGATGGACGTCAGGAGGAGGGGATATCCATCGAGGGTCGTGTAGTGGGCCTGTTAGATTGTCCTACGAGCCGCCTGCATCTCCTTGAGGAGTTGATCCTTAAGCTCAGGTGTTAATCCATTGGCGAATGCGTTAGCGCGCGACAGGGGCGATTCTCCTTGTTGTGGCGCGATGCTCGCAGTTGGCTTTGGCTTATAGGCATTCTTTTGTGCGGCTGCCTTCTCGGCCTCGTAGGCATCGGAATCCTGGTTGATTCCCAATTTCTTGATAATGGTATATGCGGAAGCGGCCCGGGAATAGAGGTCTGGAGAAGTGTGGATGGTCTGGGCTATTTCCGGATACATTTCGCGGAGCATTTCGACATTGTCTTTGTTTACGATCTTATCGAAGTCGGGATACTGGGCCTTAAGGCGTGCTTCTGTAGTATCGACGGATGCCTGTTGCCGGTATCCCTTTAACTCTTCTTCCAATTTCCGAATCTTCTTAACAACCTTAGAAAGGTGTTTACCCTCTGCAAGTTCATCGGGTCCAATGTGAACGTCGTCATCTTCAGGCTGTGGAGCAGCTTGGGCACTCCGTGCTTCGATTTCCTGTAATCGGCGAAGGGCTTCATCGCGTTCCCTTTCAACACGGTTGGCTTTTTCTCGCAACAGGCGCAGATTCTTTTCCTTGTCAGTTTCTACAGCGGGCTGCGCTGGAGGGGTTTCAACTGTCTCCTGATTGTCGACGGTTGGTTGTTGTTCCTGGCTGAGCGTCTCTATTGCTTCCGTATCGATCATGTAGTCTCCTTTATGCTACTTGAACGTTGCTTTATACTACTTGGGCATCCTCTTCGTACTCGCTGTTAAGATGTTTGCAGAGGTGGTAGAGAGTGCCATCGGAGAATGCCATCACGAATTGAAGCAGCTCATACTCTTCACCAGAGACATGAGCTGCATTCTCCTTTAAGTAGAAACAGGCTTCCCTGCAGGGAATAGACCAGATAAATTCGATCTCCTCATCCGCATGTCGATACCGATAGACCGCTTGGTCGTAATTCGGGGTGGGACAGGACAGGCGGGGAATAAAATAGTTACGGAAGACGTTGGGCATGAGCTTTTCGCTCTTGGTTAGGACGGCAACGAAAAAATCACGAGGGCACTTTTTCCTGTATTCCAATACACAGCTAGTGAGTTCTTCCAGGTAATCTTCCTGCATGGCGCGCTGCTGGTCGATAACCGTCGTTATCTCCGGCTCCTTTTCCATGAGCTCGAGCGCAATCTTGCCGACCGTATCTTTTGGTTCTTCCATCTATTCCTTAATGGACATTTTCTGCCCATACTGAAAATGATTCGGTAATACGGCCTCATCTTAGGAGGGCATTTATGAAAAAGCTAAGTGTGTACACCAATCTGGCTCTCGCCGCTGGAACGCTCTACGCCAGCGAACAGCCCCCCGCGAGACCAGCCTTACGCCGACTGATTACCCGTACCGTTTCACTAGGGGAGCTCGATCCCGAACAAGTTGAAGAGAACTACAGGAAGCTAACAGACGCGGAAAGGGCCAACCTCGTCCCCTCTCCAATCAATCCCCCATCCCCCATTCCATCACCGCCTTCATTCCCAGCTCCCGTGCTTCCTCCGGTAGTCTTGCCTACCATTATCGATATGCAGCCAGACCAAGGATCGCCCCGGCCCATGCCACGCACCCCATCTCCTTCTTCGGCTGGTGCGCCTCGTAGAAGATTGGCGGTTGTCCCCTATTCCTCATATCAGCCCGCGACTCCCTCTCCTCGCTCAGCAACGCCTAGCCCATCCCCGCGACCAATAACTCCGGAAGATCCCCATGCACGCGTGCTCATGCAGAGTGTTTTCCTCAGAGTCATGGAGGACGCACAAGCGAATGAGCCGCAAAATGATGAGGCACCCCTATGAACGAGCTCGCTGACACCGGTAGACTTTATGTTATACTGAATCTATTTTGCGCTCTTGCTCTCATGGGAGGAGAGCCACCTCCCGCAACTAATATCGTGCGTATCCATATGATGAAGCGGGATAGCGTCGCATTTTATCCGAACGGGGAAGGACCCCCGATAATCACCCTCGTTGAGCAATTGCCCCAGGGAGAATCGTCCCCAGGAAGCGACACCTCGGATGATTCTGATCCTGATCCGATGAGCGTCCAAGATATCGACCACCAGATAGAGCAATACCTCACCGAATTACGGAACCAGGATAATCATGATGACCAGCCAGGACTTCCTCGCCAAGCGGGCCGGAGGGATCTAGCAGTTTCGCCGCCACCTCGCCGATTGTCCTTCTGGGAGCGAGTTGCCAGCTGGTGCACCTGTAGCAGAGAGCGGAGAAGATAACATTTTCGGCTTGCCCTGATCGGAAAAGTGTGTACACTAACTTCTGATCGCAGATGCTGGCGGTCAAATAAAGCAGTTCGTTCACAATACAGGAAACCATTATGAAGAAAAATATTTTTCTTTCGATATCTCTTTTACTTATCAGTAGCCTTAGTGCTTCTGAGATGGCACGAATTCGTGCTAAACACCTTCTCGCGCCTCATGATTTGGGAGCCGTCACACTTCGACATGATGGAATGAGCTTCCATGTTCGACAGGGTGGCGCTCTCCATAAAGTTGAGTCTTACGATGTAGATCCAGTACTTCGTAAAGTCAACAAATCTAACCTTGGTGCCTACCTAAAAGCAGGTAAGATCAGCGTTGCAAGAATGAGTGATGGCAGCTTCGCGTTGCGATCGCACGTTAAAGGGTTAGGCGGCGGTCCTATCTCGGGAATGATCGCTTATTGGGCGACGAAAAGCCTCTGTTACGGTGGCTTTATAGCGGGTGCTGGAGCGGCTGTTGTACTTCCTACAACACTTCCTGCTCTTGCTGGCGCAGCGATGATAACCGGTGGTGCTTCTGCCGCTGTAACAACAGGCGCTGGAATTGCGGCTGCTGCAATTGCTGACGTTGGACTTGCATCAGCGGCTGGTAGTGGCGTCGTGGCGCTGACTAGTGCTGGTGGCATCGCAGGCGCAGTAGCTGCCGTTGAATCAGCATCAATTGGCGCGGCGACATTCTTCACCGCGATCCCATTCCTTCCGTAAGAAAGGACCTCATGGATAGGCTCATATCAGATATTAAGCGATCACTCAGATCTATTTCTGGATGGTATCTAGGATTAATCTTGGCATCTAATGTTAAGTTCCTTTTGGGATATGAGCCGCTTCCTGCGCATTATTTCACCTCAACGGTAACATTACCAGCTTTCTTCTTCGCTGTTATTATCATGCCGGTAGTAATTAGGCTCTTGGAAACTCATGTTCCCAAATTTAGAAAGAAGGATGATGACGCTAGGTGGAGTCTATAGTAGGATAGAACTACCGTGTGCGTTTTTAGGTAAATGCAATAAGAACCCCCGATGTTGAGTCGGGGGTTCTTACTTAAGCAGCGCACCATTAAGGAAGCGCGTATTTATATTATCCTATTACGGGATTTCTGTCAGATATTGCGCCTAGATTCCGCTCGATCCACTGCGATCTATACTTAGGAATTCGATCAGAGGAGAACTGATCTACGGTGCTGCCAGAGACGGTGATCCGTAAATCCATGCCATCGCTCTCTAGGGCCTGATGAAGCACATCTTCTACCATCAACTGTGAGTTGAGGAGCTGTTTCTTCATATGTGGCCCATTCTTATAGAGACAGTCGAGCGTCTCCACCATAAGGGCTAGATATTCAGAATCGGTCAACTTGAGGACATCGACCTGCTTATTCCCCTGAACCGTTTTTATTACCCCGTTCTTCACCCGTTGCTGCATGATCTCTGTATAGACACCGCTCGCGACGATAGGTAAACGTGCGACAAACTCAGGGTCTTTCGCCCTTTCCTGCCAAATCCCCAATGCCACTTGCTGATTAGCAGACATCGTGTGATTACCACGTAGCATAAGGCCTATTTGATCATACGAGAGCAGAGAAAGCTGATTGAATCTAGGATAGCTAGTAAAGCGATAGTCATACGCGATAGAAGCGATGAGCTCTCCCTCGCGGCTGAGGATATCGCAATTCTGCGGATTTCCCACCTGGCCGAAGAAGTTCTCGTAGCGCTTCATGACGCCCTGATCGCGGAGCAGCTTGAACGTCACCGCATGATCGAAGTGGTCATGTACGAGTAGCGAGACCTTCGAGTTGCGAAGCCCACTTATGGTCAGGAATCGACGGTTCTTTAAGTTCTCGATGAGCGGCGTAGAGAGATGAGCCACCTCTTTTATCTGATCGAACTTATGGGCTGGAATTTCAACCTTG